TTGTTGCAGTTGCTGTGCCAATCAATACAGTGTCTGTTCCAGCGTCTGTTCTAAACAAGTTAGCATCAGTTCCACCTTCAACAACAAAGTCTAAGTCTGCTGATGCTTGGTTAACAGTAATTGCTGAACCTGATGAATCAATGTCGTTAGCACTAATAGTAATACCACTAGTTGATGTTAAAGTTGATCCACTTACTGCACCAGTTGCTGCCATAATAGCAGTAGTAATGTTACCACCAACAATGTTTCCAGCGCCAGTTGTTAAGTTACCACTTGCAGTTATTGTTGTAACACTTGCAATAGCACCTGAAGTAATAGTTGCTGTTCCATCTGTTATTGTAGCACCTGAAACTGTACCTGTAGCAGTTAAACTGTCACCGTTAGCAACACCAATATTTGGAGTTGTTAGGTTAGCACTTACTTTAACTGTTACTGCATCACCAATAATAGCTGTTGTTACATCATCAACGTTAACTGAAAGTACGTCACCTGCTTTTGCAAGTCCGTCACCAGCAGTAATCTGACCTGCACCTGAGAATTGACTCCAGTTAATTGCAGTTGTACCCATTGTTACCGGAGCGTTTGTTGTACAAACAAAACCGTTATCAGCTTGTGTAGTTCCTTCTTCAATAAAAGTAAACGCACCTGGAATTTCACTAGCTGGTGAACCATCCATATCGCCTGCTCTTGTTAGTACGAAAGCTGCTGCACCAGAACCAACTGTGGTTACTAAGTAAATACCGTTTTGTAATGCTGCGGCTTGATCTTTAATAAGAACTCTTTCTGTTGCTATTAATGTAACACCATCAACTGCGGCTAATGCACCAACTGCGTCAGCTGTTAATGTAGCACCAACACCAGAAGCACCGTTGTCGTAAGTTACTGCGGCTAATGCGGCAGTTGTAGCGGCAACACATGATTCTTTGATGTCTAAACCTTCTGCAACAGAGTCAACATATGCTTTGGTAGCAGCATCTGCATCAGCAGTTGGAGTTGCAAGTCCAGTAATTCTCTTACTTGAAACTGCAACAGTTCCTGTTCCAGTTGGAGCAAGTGTAACAGAACTATCAGTACCAGTTGCACCAAGTGTAGGAGCAGCTCCGTTGAATACTTCAGAAATAATGTTTCCACCATTTACGTTAGCAGTTGCAGTTACTTGTCCAGCAGTTCCTATGTTTCCACCAGTTATATTTCCAGTTGCAATTATTGTAGTACCAGCAGTAATAAGTCCAGTTGCTTCCATTGCACCAGCAGTAGTGATGTTTCCACCTGCTACGTTACCAGTTGCAGTAATAGTTGTGCCACTTGAGATTAATCCAGTTGCTTCCATTGCACCAGCAGTAGTGATGTTTCCACCTGCTACGTTACCAGTTGCAGTAATAGTTGTTACTGCTGTTATTGAACTTCCAGCTGCAATTGTACTAGTAGCATTTAATGCTGTTGTTACGTTTCCAGATGGTGCTAAAGTAGTCATTGTCATGCCAGCTGCTTGAAAGTCAGCAAAACCAGCAAGTGTTACAGTAGTTCCGTCACCAATACCAGTTGTTGTTCCTGCTTGGAATTCATCAGCTGATTCTTTCCATATAAAAACTGCATTAGCTGAATCACCACGTTCGCCTACGAAACCTAAATCGTATGCGGCAACGCCAGTTTGATCTTTACCAAGTAATAGTATTGGATCTTCAATTATTGTGTTAACGGTATCAAGTGTAGTACTTGCTCCGACAACGTTTAAGTTTCCTGTGATAGTAAGGTTACTAGCATAGTTTAAGTCTGCGGCCAGTTTACCTGCTGTAATCGAAGCGTCAACTAGCTTGGTGCCAGCATTGATCGTTGCATCGGTAATCTGGTTATTTTTAATTCGGGTTATAGCCATTTGTTTGGTATCTCCATATATAAACCATTTTATTAATTTATAAAAGTGAAATGTTCTTATGAAACATCACCCGGTGATACGCTCCGTAGGCTTCTTCTGCTCGCCACTCTTATGATAGTATTTACCACGGAGTGTAATTTTTAATGTGTGCGAATAATCAGTGGTGCTGGTGTATTAAGCCGCGGAAATTGCACCGCCAAATACAACTTTTTGCCAATTTGAACCATTGTATACTGCCAGTGATGGACTTCCGCTGTCGCCATTGCTCACGTATATCAGCTGACCAGCTACTTTGTTTGACAATGCATTTGCTTGTGTTACCGTGTACGTAGGCAGTTGTAAACTGTGTATTGTGGCAAACTGTGCAACTCCGTTAGCATCAACTACAATACTATTTCCTGTGCCGTTTGTTAAAGAAGTTACAGTGGTTGTTGCAGTAATTTGTCTTACTTCAATTGCATCGCCGCTTGCTGGTGCTTCTGTAAAAGTTAAAGTTGTTCCACTTACTGCATACGCAGTTGTTGGTGTTTGCACTGTACCATTGATACTAACAATAACACTAGCCGTGGTTGCAGTTGCATTTAGAGTAAATGCCACAGTACTGTTGTCGCCTGCAAATGCTTGACTGGTAATAGTGGTTGTATCTTGTCCAACGTTTACCCAGGTTGATCCATCGTATACTTCTACACTGGTATTGGTTGAATTAAAACGCAAGTCACCAGTTGATGGTGTTACCGGACGTTGTGCAGTTGTTCCGACTGCTATTTGTAGTGCAGTGGTTGTGTCAATGTTTACTGTTCCGTTACCAGTAACTTGAAGCACAATATCACTGCCAGCATTTGTTGTGCTCACTGTTGTATCTGTAACAGTTAAGTTACCAATGGTACTTCCACCACCTACACCAAATGGTCCTACATACCTTGCACCAACTACGTAAATTGATTTGCCTGTTACACCTGTGCCAATTTGACTTGGAATGTTATCGCCGTTAAAGTTAAGTACACCTGCTTGATAGTCAAAGAACCAGCCGTCTTCGTTACCTGAACCTGATTGAAATAACTTTGTTCCTGTACTTTGTGGTGCTGCTTCGCCTGGATCATCAACATATACTGAAACAAGATAAGTTGATCCAAATTCAGTTGGTATCCAATTGGTTAAGTTGGTTTTCCAAGTTTGGTTATCTGGTGAAGTTAAATCTTCTGTACATTCAACTGTGGCACTTCCACCAGCAGCATCTTGATAAATTTGTACAATACTAGAAGTTGCAGCTGGTTTCACTGCAGGTATATCTCCTGAACTTTGCCAAACGTTATCGCCACGCATCAATAGTGGTGATGGAATACTTTCGTTGAATGCTTCTTTGTTAGCTGGTGGAGCAGTTTTTGCAACTCCATAACCTAGTTTTTTCCAAAGAAAATCAACTTTGGTGCTATCTGCTAATGCCATTAGGTTTGTACTCCTACACTAACGCTGGTAAGGGTTTGACCACTTGCTATTGCAATACGCACTAAAACATTGTTACCTGTTGAGTTTGAACTGTTTTCACTGCCTAGTGTCATAGTATAGGCTGCATTTATAGTTGAACCTGTTGGAATAACATCTGCACCAGTTAACGCACATCCGTTACCACCGTTACCACCCGAACCTGTGTTTGCTCCTGGAACACCTGCTCCGGCATACTGTGTTGTTCCTTCTATCCAACCATTTAACGAACTTGCAGCATCAATAACTGTGTCCGGAGCGGCTATCCATAATCCTGTTATTCCTGTGCTACTGTTTAAACTTATATCAAAGTTAGCCATTGTTGCTCTACGAAATGCAAATGTAAAGTATTGTGTGCCAGTACGTGATGTGGCTAAATCTCCGCCTACTGGCAAATAACCACTGCTTAAATCTGTACTAAAATGACTTAGTGTTCCCCAGCGAACAATTGCTTCACTAGTGCCAGCAACTGTTATTGCACCAGTCCAGGCTTGAGCAGTATAGAAGTCTGTACTTCCAGTAAAACTTGGAGTGTCTGCGGCACTGCCTAATCCAGTAATTCTCAATCCATCATCATCAAAAACACTACCAAGTGCATCTGCAACTGGAATATTTTCTTCATCAAATCCAGTTAAACTTGCACTGTATATTTGAATGTATTTGTTAGTCATATCAACAACTGAACTTGAACCGTTAACGTTGAACATCTGTGCATCAAGATATCCAATTGCTCTGGCACTACCGTTAATGCTAAGGGCAATTGTTCCCATTGTGTAATCACTTGCTACGCCAACATCTGCGTTTGGTATGCCTACTGTGAGCATTGAACTTGCACCATTAATTTGTGTATATGTTTTTGTTTGTGTGCTAATAATACTACCACTGGTGCTTTCAGCAAGTGTACCAGTTGTAAACTGTATTGGTGTAGTTGTATCTCTATAGGTTTGCCCTGTAAGATCTCCTACTGCCAAACCAACAACATTAACTGTAGGAGACCCTGTATTATAATATGGTACACCAGAAATATATCTATAAGTTCCTGCAGTTCCTTCTGCAATAGTTGCACCACTTTGTACAACAGTTGGAACATCTGTCATTGTATCTTTTACAAAACCAATTGTATTTGTTGCTCCGGCAGTTGAATGTGATAAACTTGCATCATTGTATCCTGCACTTATCCCGCTTGTAGCTCTTTGCCATCTAGCATCAAATACCTTTGCAAACCCAGTTGGGTATGTACTAGAACTAATTTCATCATGTGCATCGCCATCGTTCACAACTATTAAGTCTGTATAGGTTCCTGCACCGTCACTACTAGCAGTAAATGTCACTGCTCCTGCCGCCACATTATTGAATGTTGCAGTTAATGTTCCTGATATCGAAGTGTTTGCATCAGTCACTGTATTTGTATTAATTGGATCAGCAGTTGTATATCTTGTTACACTGGTTCCAGCACTTGGTATGTTTCCGCTACTATTGTCTGTTGCAGCCGCAGCTAAGAACGGACTTGTACCTTGACTAGCATCTTGTAGGCTAAGTGTCTTACCGCTTAATGCAGTTGGTGCAGCTGGATTGGCATTGATTGTGATATAATTTGTTTTTGTTTCTGTATCTGTTTGTGCAATAGTTATTGGAGTTCCGCTTGAGACTAGTTCAACAGTAAAACTTGCAACACTTGGGTAACTGTTTGTTATGTTGGCAGCACCCGGAGTACCTGCTCCAGTTGTGATGTCACCTGTTGTATTTCCATCACCAAATGTAAAATTAGTTGTTGTAACATTTTGACTGGTATTGATAAAAGTCATCAATGCTCTGTTTGTCTCAACTCCGCTTCTGTAATCTGTAAACAAGTATCCATCTTGTGCATCATCGCCTGTTTTATCACTAATGGTTACCGCAGTACCTGTAAAAATTGAACGTATATCTGGCTCAACTACAATTGCAATATTGGCTGCATTAAAAGGACTGTTGGTGCTTCCGTTTTCAGTTGCTAATTGTACTTGAAATGTTTCAGAAGTACCACTTGATTGATTTCCACTGCTTAGTTCAAATGTGTGATTAAGTGTGGTTCCAGGATTGCCTGCTACGCCAGTTTGAATATTTACACTGTTGGTTGTTCCATCACCCCAAGTCCACAAATATTGTTGTTGTGCTCCAAAAGTTGCAGTTGTACCAGGATCAGTAGCAGTACTGTTTGTAAACTGCACAACACCACCTGATGTTGCCTCTTCATTTACTATAGTAGTAACATTGGCACTAGATTGGGTTGTGTGATCACTGTAAACACTTACCACACCTGGTGAACTATAAACTGTAACAGGGCTTGGTCCAGCAGTGTTTGATGTACCAGCAAGTACGATACTGTATTGTGTATCACCACCTGCATTTGTATATGAGTTTGTTAATGTTGTCCAACTTAATGCTGGTGTTGTATTGGCTACTCCATCACCCCAATCAAGTTCATAACTGGTTGTAACACTGGTTGATGTATTGGTAATTTCTGCAGAGGTTCCACTATCGATACTGCTATCTGTAATAGTAAAACTTGGTGCTGGTGTTGGTGTATACAATGTAATATAATTTGTTTTAGTGTTTGAATCAACTGATCCTTTTGCACCCAATGCTACGTTACCGGCGTATGTTCCATCTGTGTTGTATGCAGTAAGTGTTACAGTAAATTGTCCACCATCTGAATCTGTATAAGTGTTGGTAGCATTTAATGTTGTTGCACTGTTGCCATCTCCAAAATCCCAAAGATAATTTGTAGCAGTTCCTATCAGACTTCCAGTAAATGACACAGCTTGAGGACTTGGTCCAGCAACTGGATTACCCACAAATTCAACTTGTCCAACAAACGTACCGTTTGCAATATTTAAGCTAACTTGGTTAAGATCATCAAGACCATCTGTTACAACTGTGGCAGTTGTCCATCCATCATAAGCAACGTTTGAAGTGAGATCACCATCTGTTGGTGTTCCTATTTCAATTGTGTTACCTAGTAATGCACTAATATTTGCACTGTCAATCCAGCTAAGAGCTCCAGCGCCATCAGTGGACAATACCTGTCCTGATGTTCCACCAGTCAGTGTTACTGCTCCATTGGCTCCGAGATTAACTCCACTGCCGGTTAGGTCTAGTGTGCTTTCAGATGTTATAGAATTTCCTGAGATTGATAAGTTAGCAACGTTTGCATTGCCAATTACATCTAATGGTTGTGAAGGAGTAACAGTGCCAATACCAATTCTATTGTTGGTCACGTCGACATAAAACACATTGGTGTCTATGGCTATATTAGCGGTTCTTTCTAAGTTTTCTGCTAGTGCTTTTCCTGAGACTCTTGCAATGGCCATTGTGTATTACTATCCTTAAACTTTGCAGTATTTATCGCAGTATTAAGGTGTGTTGCCAAGACCATGAATGACATTTATTGGTTCATTTAACTCTGGTGCGGCTGATAAAGTAATATCGTTTCCGCCACCTGTAATACTGTATGTTGATGGTTGTTGATAAATGTTTGATATAAACACAATGATTTGATCTACATTTGAAGCTGCAGTGCTTAGTGTAAACGTTAGTGTTGAATTATCTCCTGTGAAGTTGTCAACAACAATGTTTGCTTCACCAGAAGTTGAAACTGTTTTATACACAGTTCCATCAAAATATTCTAATCCTCCAATGGAAGTATTATATCTAAACGATCCAAAAACAGGACTATCTGGACGATCAGCAGTACTTCCATGAGGAAGTCTAGTAGAGGTTGATCCGCTGGGTATTTCTCTATTTTTTAGAAAATACCCCATAGATTAAATACTTGTGTACGAAGCTACAGCATAGATGCCTGTGGCTGTATTTGCAGTTACACTGATTACATCACTATTGGATAACAAAAGTTTTTCTCCTCCTGCATACAATTGATAGGTATCAGTGGCTGCAATATCTAAAGATTTTGCAACTAAATTTTGATTTACTACAGCATCACCGCTTGGTACAACATGTATGTCAACTGCTATTGCACCTGCAGATTCGTTAGTAAGTGTTAAATAGGTTACTGCCGTACTACCTACACTTGTATAAACAGTGGTTGCTGAGTTTGTAACTGTTGTTGTTGCTATTGTCATTTGTTGTCCTTAAAATATAATTCCGTAAACAATGGCTTTACTCTTGCTTACTAATTCGTCTGTTATTGATCCATCTACGAAATAAACACCACTTCCACCACCGCCTGCAATGTTTCCATAAAGTACTGTGCTATCAGTAACTGCTCCCGGTACACCACTTGCTTGATCTGAAAGTATCAATCCACCACCGGTTGTGGTATTTCCTGTTGCTGATGTAGCACCAGTAACTGTTAATATGTTTGTGTCTTGATCCCATGTAAAATTTGCCGACGCACCAAATGACCCTGCATCATTATACTGAATTTGTGTATTAGATCCAGCAACACTACCTGCAACTGCTGTGCCAATTTCACTCCAACTACCAGTTTCTCCTGTGGCGCTAGTGCTAGTGCTTATTTCCCAATAGCCTGCAACAGTATTATACCTAATACCAGCGTAATCACTTGAAGTTTTGTGTGTTAATACACCTGCATTGGCTGCATAGGTTGAAGTATTACTACTGTTTAGTACAATAAACGGATCCTTAACATCAAGTTGTTCAGTATTGATATACGTTAAGTTTCCAGATACTTCTAAGTTACCATTAACCGCAAGGGCATTGGCGTTGATAATTACTCTATCATCAGCGTTTATGGTTTCAATATAGTAATCGCCGTCAATTCTTTTCTTTGTATTCATAATGGACCTCTACACGTATTTACCATCTCTAGAAATTTGTCCATTGCTAAAATTCTCATGTTGGGTATCTTATTAAACGTTTTTATAAACGCACTTTCTTTTCCTTCAACTCGATGGAATTGTCTACTTTGAAATTTTTCACAGAGTTCAGTTATTTGTCTAACCCAGTTGCCGGCAAACGTTGGTGGATCTAGTTCTTTTTTATAAAATTGTGATCCTGCATATATGTTGTTGAACATGCCATTTGTTGTTCCGAGATCCATGCCAATAAGATATATATCATTGTGCCCATCTACTAACGCCAATCCGGCTGCATTTGGACCACTGCTATATCCTTTA